AATGAAAAGTATAACTTTGTCGTTATCTCAAAGACTGGTGAGATTGGTCAGGTATTAAATATACAGGGGCTGAATGTTGCTCTTCCTAAAATGTCAAAAGATATATTAAAAAGATCTGACAAGAAAGAAGAGCAGTACTGGGAGCCAAGTTTACTACCAAAGGCTCTATCAAAAATAAAATCTATTTTCCAATGGCATGACGCTCCTTCACACTTTAAAAACGAGTGGGTAGATTACATAGAAAAAGAATTTGATTACAGAGAGCATGGTCGCTGGTTCATGAATAACGGTAAGGCGACATACATAACTGGATCACACTGGATGTACATCCAACATACTAAGATTGATATTGGTCTTCCTGACTTTAGAGAGGCGAATAGAATATTTTATATTCACTGGGAAGCTTGTAAGGCTGACAAAAGAAGCTTTGGTAATTGTTACTTAAAAATCAGACGTTCTGGATTCTCATATATGGGAAGTGAGGAGTGTGCAAATATAGGTACAATCACAAAAGATGCTAGGATTGGTATACTGTCTAAGACGGGTGCTGATGCAAAGAAAATGTTTACGGATAAGGTTGTTCCGATCTCAAACAACTACCCTTTCTTTTTCAAACCTATCCAAGACGGTATGGATAAACCTAAGACGGAATTAGCGTATAGAGTTCCAGCATCTAAGATTACGAAAAAGAATATGTACCTAACTGAAGACCAAGAGCTTGAAGGTTTGGATACTACTATTGACTGGAAAAATACTGGGGATAATAGTTATGATGGGGAGAAATTAAAGTTACTAGTACATGATGAGAGTGGTAAATGGGAGAGACCTGATAATATTTTAAATAACTGGCGTGTTACAAAGACGTGTTTGCGTTTAGGTAGTAAGGTTATTGGTAAGTGTATGATGGGGTCTACTTCAAATGCATTAGATAAGGGTGGTAATAATTTCAAGAAATTGTATTATGACTCAGACTCTAATAATCGAAATTCAAATGGCCAGACTAAAAGTGGTCTCTATAATTTATTCATTCCTATGGAGTGGAATATGGAGGGGTTTATAGATAAATTCGGGATGCCTGTTTTTAATAGTCCTACAAAACCAATTATGGGGATTGATGGAGAAATGATTTCTCAGGGAGCTATAGATTATTGGCAGAATGAGGTTGACTCATTATCGAATGATCCGGATGCTTTGAATGAATTTTATAGACAATTCCCTAGAACTGAGTCTCATGCATTTAGAGATGAGAGCAAACAATCTCTTTTTAATCTTACAAAAATATATCAGCAAATTGACTATAATGACTCTTTAATAATGGGCCAGAACATGACCCAGGGTTCGTTTTCTTGGGAGAATGGCATCAAAGATTCTAGGGTAATTTGGTCGCCTGATAAAAGAGGAAGATTTTTCGTAACTTGGTTACCTGAAAGAGCATTGCAAAATAATGTTGTTTTAAAGAATGGAAGGAGATATCCAGGGAACGAACATGTTGGTTCATTTGGGTGTGACTCATACGATATATCGGGGGTGGTTGTTGGTAAAGGATCGAATGGTTCATTACATGGACTAACTAAATTCAATATGGATAATGCGCCAAGTAATGAGTTTTTCTTAGAATATATTGCCCGTCCTCAAACAGCGGAGATATTTTTCGAGGAAGTTTTAATGGCTTGTGTGTTTTATGGAATGCCTATTTTATGTGAGAACAATAAACCTCGTTTACTGTATCATTTAAAAAATAGGGGTTATCGTGGATTTAGTATAAATCGACCTGATAAGACTTTTAATAAGTTGTCAAAAACAGAAAAAGAGTTAGGTGGAATACCGAATTCAAGTGAGGATGTAAAGCAATCACACGCTTCAGCTATAGAATCATATATAGAAAAGCATGTTGGTTTAGATTTAGCAGGGAATTATAGAGATAGCGATGATATGGGTATAATGTATTTTCAAAAGACATTAGAGGATTGGGCGAGATTTGATATAAATAATAGGACAAAGTTTGATGCGTCAATTAGTTCAGGATTAGCTATTATGGCTAACCAGAAACACCTATATACTCCTGCTCAAGAAAAATCAAAAATAAGCATTAACTTTGCAAGATATAACAATAAGAATTCAGTTAGCCAATTACTTAAATAAATGAAAGACGTAAAAATACAAGTAAATGCATCTGCATTTCCAGATCAATTTGCTTCCGACTCGGTTAAAGATACAGTAGAGTATGGATTACAAATCGGACAAGCAATACAGTATGAATGGTTTAGAAGAGACAATGGATCTTGTAGATTTTATTCTCAGTGGGCTGACTTTAATCGCTTAAGATTATATGCTCGTGGAGAGCAGTCTATAGGTAAATATAAAAATGAACTATCAGTTGATGGGGATTTATCTTATTTAAATTTAGACTGGACACCAGTTCCTATTATTCCAAAGTTTGTTGATATTGTTGTAAACGGTATGAATGACAGGATGTTTAAAGTAAAGGCTGTTGCTCAAGATGCTCTTTCGGCAGAGAAAAGAAATCAGTTTCAAGAAATAGTGGAAGGCGATATGATCGCTAAACCTTTATTACGACAAATACAAAAAGACTTTGGTGTTGATGTATTCCAAACAGAGGAATCAGAATTACCAGAAAATGATCAAGAGCTAGAGCTTTTCATGCAAATGAAGTATAAGCCGGCAATTGAAATAGCAGAAGAAGAGGCGATTGATACGTTATTCTCTGCAAACCATTATAATGATACTCGTAGAAGAATAGATTATGATATTACGACTTTAGGTATAGGAATAGGAAAACATATGTTTCTTCCTGGAGCTGGAGTAAAAGTAGATTATGTTGATCCTGCTAATGTGGTTTATAGCTACACTGAAGATCCTTATTTAAAGGACTCTTTCTATTGGGGAGAAGTGAAGACAGTTCCAATTACAGAACTTATAAAAATTGATCCTACCTTAACTAATGAGGACTTAACAGAAATTTCTAAGTATAGCCAGTCATGGTACGATTACTATAATTCTGCGGCTCATTCTGAAAATAGTATGTTCCATAGGGATACTGCTACATTATTATATTTCAATTACAAAACCACACATACTTTCGTTTACAAGAAAAAGAAAATGTCTGACGGCACTTTTAAAGTTGTAGAGAAAGACGATACTTTTAATCCACCACCAGAAATGATGGAAGAGGGAGAATACGAAAGAGTAGAGAAAACTATTGATGTTTGGTATGATGGTGTTATGGTTATGGGAACTAATATTATTCTTCAGTGGAAACTGGGTGAAAATATGGTTAGACCAAAATCAGCTAGTCAGCATGCGATGCCTAATTATGTTGCTTGTGCGCCAAAAATGTATAAAGGGCAATTAGAGTCTTTAGTGAAAAGAATGATTCCTTTTGCGGATTTAATTCAAATGACTCACTTAAAAATACAACAAGTAGTTTCTCGTGTAGTTCCAGATGGTGTTTTTATTGATGCTGATGGACTGAATGAGATTGACCTGGGAACAGGAGCTGCTTATAATCCTGAAGATGCTTTAAGATTATACTTCCAAACAGGTAGTGTTATCGGTAGAAGTTATACTCAGGATGGAGAATACAATAATGCAAGAGTTCCAATTACTCAGTTAACTGCAAATAGTGGCGCTAGTAAAATGCAAATGCTTATTGGAAACTACAATCATTACTTAGATCAGATTAGAACTGTAACAGGATTAAATGAAGCTAGGGATGGATCAACTCCTGATCCTAATTCTTTAGTTGGTGTTCAGAAGTTAGCAGCATTAAACTCTAATGTAGCAACTAGACATATTTTAAATGCAAGTTTATATATTACAAGGACTTTAGCGGAATGCTTATCTATTAGAACTGCTGATATTTTAGAATACGCAGACTTTAAAGATGAGTTCGCAATGCAGATCGGGAAATATAACATAGGAATTCTAGAGGATATTAAAGATTTGTATTTATATGACTTTGGAATTTTTATAGAAATGGCTCCTGATGAGGAAGAGAAAGCAATGTTGGAACAAAATGTTCAAATGGCGTTATCCAAAGGAGATATTAACTTAGAGGATGCTATTGATATTCGAGAGATTGCAAATCTAAAAATGGCTAATCAATTACTTAAGGTAAAGAGAAAAGCAAAACAAGCAGCAGAGCAGCAGCAACAAATGCAGCAGCAACAAATGCAGGCTCAGATGCAGATGCAAGCGCAACAGGCTCAGGCTCAGTTAGCTATGCAAACAAACCAAGCAGAGACTCAATCTAAGATCGCAGTAAAAGAAGCAGAGGTTGCTTTTGATATTCAAAAATTACAGATGGAAGCTCAGTTGAAACAGGGATTAATGCAGACTGAATTTGAAATGCAGATGTCATTAAAAGGTGTTGAGCAGGATAGTATACAATCTAGGGAGGATAATAGAGAAAGCGCAAAGAGTAATCGAATTAATCAGCAGTCAACTCAGACATCAAAGATGATTGAGCAGAAGAAAAGAGATCTACCATCAATAAATTTTGAGTCTAATGAGGACAGTTTAGATGGATTTGACCTTGCGGAATTTGACCCTAGATAATTAAGAAAATAGTATTAACTTTGTAAAAATCAAATCAAATGATAGTAAAAGCAGTTGACGCAAATGTCGAACAAAAATCAAGAGTGCAGGTCGAAGAGACTTTATTAAAGGAACACGAAGAGCAATATGCAGATTCAGAAGATAAAGATGATTCTATTGCTAGAGTAGATTTTAGAACTACTGGAAAAGAAACTACCGAGGAAAACGAGGGAGAAGAAATCAGTGGATTGGTAAATGAAGTTGAAACACTTGCAGAAACCCCACAGGGGATACAAGAAAATGACGTTCTTTCATATATTAAGAATAGATATAACAAGGATATAAATTCCATTGATGAATTGTTTGCGGAAAAAGAGGCAAACCCTGAGTTACCGGAAGATGTATCTAAGTATTTAAAGTACAAACAGGATACCGGACGTGGTATTGATGACTTCTATGAATTGCAGAAGGATGTTGATGGCATGGAGGATAATGTTGTACTCGCTAAGTATTATGAGTCGACTGAAGAAGGTTTAGACTCGGATGATATCCAAGACATTATTGAAGATAAGTTTTCATATGATGAAGATTTAGATGATGAGAAGGATATTAGAAAAATAAAGTTAGCAAAAAAACGAGAACTTGCGAAAGCGAAATCGTTCTTGAACGAGCAAAAAGATAAATACAAAGTTCCTCTTGAGTCAAGCGGGGGCGGATTATCTGGAAGCGAAAACGAGGATGCGGTTGCTTACAAAAAGTATGTGGAGGATTCCAAAAGTATTACGGAGCAAAATCAAAAGAGATATGATTTTTTCTTAGATAAAACCGAGTCGGTTTTTAACAGCGAGTTCAAAGGTTTTGAATTTTCAGTTGGTGATAAAAATATTTCTTTTAAGCCAGGCGACGCACAAGAACTTAAAAATGTTCAATCTGACGTTAACAATTTCGTTAACAAATTTATGGACACAGATGGTTTAATTGCAGATGCCAAAGGATATCATAAGGCCTTATCGGTTGCTATGAATCCGGATAAATTTGCTAAACACTTTTATGAGCAGGGAGTTGCTTCAGCTATAGACAATGTTTCTAGAAAATCGAAAAACATTAATATGGATGTAAGACAACAATCGCAATCTGTTTCAAAGAACGGAATTTCGATAAGACCTGTAAATCATAGTGCGGACAACGGACGGGGACTCAAAATTAGAAGTATTAAAAAAAGTTAAAAACCCAAAAAAATGGCAATAAACGCAACACCGGGATTTGATTTGCAGCCAAGTGCGCAACAGACCCCTTTATCAACAAATTACATCAATAACTTCGATTTCTTAAATCAATATCTTCCAGATGTTTATGAGAAAGAATTCGAGCGTTATGGAAACCGTACAGTAGCATCATTCTTAAGAATGGTTGGTGCTGAGATGCCTTCTACTTCTGACCTTATCAAATGGGCAGAACAAGGAAGATTACACACGAAGTACCAAGCGGTAACTTCAGCAGCAGCAGCAGCAGCTGATTCAGCTGTATGGACTATTCCTAACAATGCAACTAACTTTAACCCAGCACTAGGTGGAACATCTAGTCAAGCTGCGCTTAGAGCTGGTCAAACAGTTATGATTTCAGACAATACTGGAGCTTCTTCTTTACAGAACAAAGGTATTATTACAGTAGCTCCAACGGCAGCTAATCCAAACAAAGTAACAATTGCATATTACGAAGCAGGTGGTCAGACAATGGCAGCTGGTGTTTCTTGTGATATCTTTGTATATGGTTCGGAATTTGCAAAAGGAGTTAATGGAATGGTAGGTTCTTTAGAATCTGATGATTTCTTCTTCCAAAACAAACCAATCATTATCAAAGACAAGTATACTGTTTCTGGTTCTGATATGGCTCAAATTGGATGGGTAGAAGTTACTTCTGAAAATGGAGCAAACGGATACTTATGGTATTTGAAATCTGAGCATGATACAAGATTACGTTTTGAAGATTACTTAGAGACAGCAATGATTGAAGCAGTTCCTGCTGAAGCTGGAGCTGGTGCAGCTGACTACTTACAAGGAGTTGGTGCAGGACTTGGTGCTGCAAACGAATCTGGATCTGAAGGAGTTTTCTATGTAGTAGGAAATAGAGGTAATGTATATGGTGGAGGTCACCCAACAACCTTAGTACAATTTGACAATATCATCAAGAGACTTGATAAGCAAGGATCTATTGAAGAGAATGTTATTTTTGTAGATAGAGATTTCTCTTTTGCAATTGACGATATGTTAGCTTCACAATCATCTAATGCAGCTGGTGGTGTTTCTTACGGATTATTCGACAATGACAAAGACATGTCTTTAAACTTAGGTTTCACAGGATTCCGTAGAGGTTACGATTTCTACAAATCTGACTGGAAATACTTAAACGATCCTACAATGAGAGGTGGTATCAATGCTGGTGCAGTAAGTGGACTTTTAGTTCCTGCTGGTTCAACAACAGTATATGACCAAATCTTAGGTAAGAACGCTAAGAGACCTTTCTTACATGTTCGTTATAGAGCTTCAGAAACTGAAGACAGACGTTACAAATCTTGGATCACTGGTTCAGCTGGTGGAGCAAGAAATAGCGACTTGGATGCAATGGAAGTTAACTTCCTATCTGAAAGAGCTGTATGTACTTTAGGTGCAAACAACTTCTTCTTATTCCAAAATGCATAAGTAGTAAGTACTAAGAGAGAGGTGGTAATTCACTGCCTCTCTTTTTTATTATAAATCAAATTAAATTATATCATAATGACAACAAAAAAACCAGAATACAAAGCGAAAGCTTATCGATTAAAAGGACAGAAAGCTCCTTTATCTTACATGTTAGCTTCAAGACACTCAGGGAGTTCTCCTTTATTACATTTTGATGAGGATCATGGAACAAATAGACCACTACGTTATGCTCGTAATCAGAAGTCACCTTTTGAAGATGAACAAGATGGTAATGCTATTTTAGAACCAATTGTTTTTGAGGACGGAATGTTATCTGTAGGAAAAGAAAACCAAGTTTTACAGAAATTCTTACACTTACACCCATCTAATGGTAATGTATTTGAAGAAATAAACAAAGAGCGTGATGCTACTGCTGAATTAGAGCATGTTGAGATGGAGTTAGAAGCTCAGATCGCAGCAAAAGAAATCACCAAAGATATTATCAAGTTGACTCAGGTATGTCGTGTATTAATGGGTAATGGAGTTGAACACATGACTTCACCAGAATTAAAACGTGACTTATTGGTTTATGCTAAACATAATCCTGAAGACTTCTTAGATACAATTAATGACCCTATGCTAGAACTAATGGATGATGTTCATCAATTTTTCAGTTCTTCTTTATTAGGATTCAGAAATAGTGGTAAAGATGTATATTACAATTTACCAAACAATAAAAAGAAAATGTTAACCATTCCTTTCGGAGAAGACCCACACTTTATTGTAGGATCTTTTATGCAAAGTGATGATGGTTTAGAGGTTTACAAGCTTTTAAAGAATAAAATAAAGTAGAATAAATCCAATAATTTATACGAAGCATCCTAAATAAAATAGGGTGCTTTTTTTTTGCTATCTTTGTAAAAAGATTTTTATTATGCCGATCAACGACGTACGAAATACCGTATTAGCAATAGCTAACAAAAACAATTACGGATATATCTCTCCACAGGATTTTAATCTGTATTGTGAACAAGCTCAAATGGACTTGTTTGAGGACTATTTCTATCAATACAACACACAACTTTTTAAGGAGAATCAAAGAATATCTGGAACTGGCTATGCCGACATTACAAAAGGATTAGTCGAGGTTATAGATAGTTTTTCAGCTACACAGACTTTAGTAAATGCAGGTGTTAATTTATTTAACCTACCTTCAAATTACTATTTAATAAACAAAATTAACTACTACCCTAATACAACAGCAACAGGAACAAACACTACAGCAGGATCATTTACTTTAATAGATGCAGCCGCTACGTTTACAACAGGCTCTGTTTTAGCTGGGCAAGTAATATCTTCTACGGATTCAACAAGTATTACAGCTGGTCAAAGTGCTTATATTATAAGTGTTGACAGTGATACTCAGTTAACTTTAACTACGAATATATTTGGAGCAGCACAGAATGTTGGTAATGCTTATGTAATTGTATCTGAATCAAATGTAGTAGAGGTAGAGAGAGTGAATCAGAATAAAATATTTTATTTAAACTCATCTCCATTAACATCTCCATCAACTGGATACCCTGCGTATGTTTTAGGCAACGCTACGGCATCCGTTACAGGAAACATTATAAATGTATACCCACAAACTTTAAAGTCTCCAGGGACGATATATGCGCAGTATGTGCGTTATCCTCTTGCACCTAAATGGACCTACGCTTCATTACAGGGAGGAGAGCCTTTATTTGATGCAACTCAGTCTGACTACCAAGACTTTGAACTACCTTTATCTGACGAGCCAACTTTGGTTGCAAAGATATGTCAGTATGTAGGAATTGAAATTAGAGAAGCTGACGTGTATCAATTTGGCGCAGGAGAGTTACAACAAGAACAACAAACACAAGGATAGATGGCATATATAAATGATTACGCATATTATCAAAACTCAGGAACAACTCCAAACGATGCGAATTGGGGTTCATATCAATATGTTTCTTTAGCTGATATAGTTAATAATTTTATGTTAATGTATCAAGGGAATCATGAATTGATTAACAATATAGAGAGATACCAAATATTATTTCATGCAAAGAGGGGTATTCAAGAATTAAATTATGACGCGATGAAGGAAATTAAAATCCTTCAACTAGATGTAACTAAACAACTTAGATTTATACTTCCTCAAGACTATGTGAATTGGGTAAGAATCTCTGTATTAGAAAATGGAATTCTAAAACCTTTAACGGAAAATATTCAAACAAATTGGTCTTCAGCTTATCTTCAGGATAATGATGCTAATATCTTATTTGATCAGGATGGTAATGTTTTAAGACCTCAAGATTCAGAATTGGATTTAAGTAGAATTACTGGATCAGGGAAAAGCCTTTACATGAATGCAGGAAATGCATATAGTGGTTCTGAAGGATACTCATATCAGGGAGACTGGTATTTTGATTACTCTGTAGGAACTCGTTTTGGGTTAAATACAGAAACAGCAAATGCTAATCCTACTTTCACGATAGATAAGCAGTCAGGAGTTATTAATTTTAGTAATGTATCTAATGCGGCTTCGATTGTATTAGAATATGTTTCAGATGGAATGGCAGCTGGAGTAGACGGGAATGTTCAAGTGAATAAATTATTTGAAGAATATATTTATGCATACATTAAGTATTCTATTTTAAATGGGCGACTATCAGTTCAGGAATATGTAGTTAATAGAGCGAGAAAAGACAAATCGTCTTTACTAAGAAACGCTAAAATCAGATTAAGTAACATACACCCTGGCAGACTCTTGATGAATATGAGAGGTCAGAATAAATGGATAAAATAATATGCCAATAATTACAACAAATTTCATTGCAGGTAGAATGAATAAATCAGTGGATGAAAGACTTCTTCCTCCTGGTGAATATATTGATGCATTAAATGTTAGGTTAGGTTCGACAGAAATGACTGAAGTTGGAGCTGTAGAAAACTCAAAAGGAAATTCTCAGCTGACTACATTGAGATATAATGGGGTTGCTTTAACAACTGCTATTTGTATTGGTGCATATGAAGATGGAGTAAGAGAAACTATCTATTGGTTTATCCATGACGAAACAGCTTCTGTTGATATGGTGGTTTCTTTTAATACCACTACACAATTAATTACATACCATGTAGTAACTGAAAATCTTTTAAATTTTGATTCTAAGTATTTGATTACTGGAGTAGATTTAATTGATGGTTTATTATTCTGGACGGATGATCTTAATCCTCCAAGATATATAAATGTTACAAGAAATTATCCTTTACCGATTAGCAATGTTGACCAAATTATAGAAGAGGATCTTAGTGTTATAGTTAAAATCCCAGGATTTGAGAATATTGTAAATGGAAATGTTCCTTTACCAGTTCCAACTATTTCTTTATTGAATGTTCCTGGTGGAGAAAACTACATTGAGAATAGATTTTTATGTTTCGCTTATAGATATAGATATGAAGATGGGCAGTATAGTGCTACTTCATTATTTAGTTTACCAGCCTTTGCGTCAAAACCTTTTAATTTTGATACTAAAAACTATAACAATGCAGGAATGCAGAATCTTTACAATGGTGTGAAAATTCATTTCTCTACAGGAAGTAAGAGGGTAAAAGAAATAGATTTATTATTTAAGGATACTATATCTAATTCTATTAATGTTATTGAGAGATTTACCAAAGAAGACTATGGGTGGGCAGACAACACAACTAAAACATATACTTTCACTAATAGTAAGATCTACACTCTTTTGGGTGCAGACGAGTTATTACGTCAGTATGACAATGTTCCTAGGTTAGCAAAAGCTCAAACAATTCAAGGTAATCGTTTAATGTATGGGAACTATGTAGATGGTTATAATTTTACAAGAGGAGCTTCAGATGGAGCTGAAATTGCTTTAAACTACACAACGAGTTTAATAAATACCCCAATACTATCTCAAGAACTTCCATTTGCAAATACAGGAACAGGGATTAGCTATACAATTGACCCAGCTGACACAAAAAGTTATGCGAATAATAAGTTGACTTTTGATTTATCATCAACATTAGGAAAATTAAAGAAGGGTTCTTACATAGGATTTTCTTTTAATCTTGAGAATCAAGAAACGACAGTTGGTGCTGGTCAGTCTAGTAACCCTGCATGGGGGCCAAATGATCAATTTAAAAACTCTCCTTTTACATTAGATGTAAACATAACTTTAGATGCAGACTACACGTCAACATATGATTTTCTTAGTAGTACATTATTTCAAAATGCTATAGGAACGATATTAAATACTAATTTTAATCCTATCGCTACTGCTGATCAAGGGAATTCGTTGACTGATTACTTTAATAATGAATTATCATCTCCATCAACATCGGCTACTTTTACTAAATTTAATAGTAGTATAACAGATGCGACTTTACAGCAAGGTTTTTTACTTAGTGGAATTTCTCCAGGGGTAGATACTTTCAGCATACAGACACTTGCGATGAAGTATCAAAACATTGATAGCACTCCTGTAACTACTGATATTTACGAATATTTCAGATTTGTTAGTGGAGAAGCTGGTTTTAGTACCACTACAGACACAGGAAGTTTACACAGTAATAGGGATTACGAAACAGGAATTATCTATAGTGACAGTTATGGAAGATCATCTACTGTATTGGTATCTGAAAGAAATACTGTTTATGTAGAACCAGGGAATAGTGATACAAGAAATAGTATACAAGTTGCTGTTAGCTCTCTTGCTCCTTACTGGGCAGAGAGATATAAGTTTGTAGTGAAACCAAGTTTAGGAAATTATGAAACAATATACTCTAATTTTTATTATGTAAGACCGAGTGATAATATGGTCTTCTTTAAATTAGAAGGAGATAATGCAAATAAGGTTGCTAAAGGTCAAACTTTAATAGTAAAAGCAGATGTATCAGGGCCATTATCAAGACTAGAAAAAGTTGAGGTTTTAGAAATAAATGCTGAAGCTAGAGATTTTTTAGCTGTAGCTAGTGAATTAGGAGTAGATTCTAGTCAACTTTCAGGGTTGTATATGCAAATGAAGAATCAGAATTTTGATATCTCTATTTCTGAAGACTCTGTTATAGAGTATGGGGATATAGAAAGAAGAAGTGATGCTTACGGGTGTACAAATGCTAGAAAAATAGCATATCCTTGTTTTACTCAAGATACTTTAGGTAGTGGTGCAGCAACAACAAATTACACTGTGCCAGCTGGATCTACTATTAAAATGAAAGTAACTGCTTTTAGAAATGACACTTATAATGGAGGAGATTGTCAAGAGATACTTTGGGAATGGGATCAACAATATGTTTCAAACAATGACTACCTTGATCTAAGAAGATGGTGGCTTGGAGATAATATTAATCCTGACTTAGCAGACCCAGGAAATGTTTCTGATGAAACACCTATTACATTTGACTCAGTTCTTGCAACTCCTACAGGATCTCCTGGAACTGATATACTTGATACTAATGGGATTGCTGATAATGTTTCGTGTACATCTTTTGAAGTTAATTTTCAGTGGATACAAGCGGCAACTCAATTAGCTACAGACCCATTATATCTTGGAGTAGCCTCTGGAATGCATGGGTGTTTTAGACTTTGGCCGCAATCTAATAGAACGGCAGATTTAAAGGTTGAATTAATTGTTCAGAGAACAAACACATTAATGGTTTTTGAAAGCGAACCAGCAGATGCAAATGCAGAATTGTACTATGATGCTTCTGAGTCTTTTCCAATAGCACAGCCATCAGGATACCATCTGTCTGGAGCGAGTTCAGATTTAGGAAATCAAGATCAAACAGCTTCTCAGGATGCTGTGATTAATTTAAATTTCCAAGACTGTTTTACCTTTGGTAATGGAGTTGAAAGTTTTAAAATAAAAGACTCACTAGCAGGTAGAGCTATGGTTCTAGGACAGAGAGTATTAGCTGTCTCTAATCAAGATTATAAGGAGGCGGATAGATTTGAAGGAATCACTTATAGTGGTGTTTACAGTAGCAATAGTGGTGTAAACAATCTTAATGAATTCAACTTAGGATTGGTAAACTTTAAAGATTGTGAAACTTCTTTTGGCCCAATTCAGAAAATGCATCCTCGTGAAACTGATATTTTGGTTTTACAGGAAGATAGAATAACATATGTATTAGCAGGAAAGAATTTAATTAGTGATAGTACCGGGGGAGGAATTATTGCTTCAGTTCCACAGATTCTAGGTACGCAAATAGCACGTATTGAGGAGTTTGGAATTAGTTATAATCCTGAAAGCTTTGTTGCTTGGGGGTATGACATGTATTTTACAGACGTAAAAAGAGGAGCGGTATTAAAGTTAAAAGGTACAAGTAGAAATAATGACTCTTTAGAGGTTATTTCTTCTAACGGAATGAGATCATGGTTTAGAGACCAGTTTTTTGAGTCAATACAAACTCAGAAGTTAGGTGGATATGATCCTTATATGAATGAATATGTACTTGGAATGAATTGTAATTTTATTCCTTTACCTCCAGAGATTGCAGCTTGTGGATATACACTACAAAGAGATGAATTAGCAATTGCATCTCCAATTATTACTACTGTAAATTATGGTGCAGTAATTGGTCAATGTGATTTTGATTATAATATTCAAAGCGGATCTATATCTATCTCTGTTTTATGGAATGGTGTAACAACAACAAGCGCAACACTTACAGGAACTGGAACATTTAGTTTTGATAAAACTTTAAATACACCTACAAACGCGATAGTGACAATTACAGCTGTATCAATAGCTTCTTTTGCATTATCAGCAAATTGTCCTATTCAAAGTAATATAACAGTAGTTAAAGTTGTTATAAATTCACCTGAAGATTCAGGAGATTTCATACATGCAGAATATAGCTGGACAGATAGTGTAACTATTAGTCCTATAGATTCAGATTTAGCCTTGTTTGCTAGCAGTAATCTTGTTGCATCAACATATGATGCTCAGGTAGGAGTTAGGTCATTAGGAGTCTTCCCTTATGATGGGGTAGATTTAACAATGAGGTCTAATAAAATAGAATTTGATAATTACAACTGGGGATATCCTAATGATAATTTTAAATATTTATCAAGTAATACGCTATATGCTAATAATGAAGCAAATATTACTTCTTTAATTGCAGCGTCAACAACTATTGCAAATGGCAGTGTAACAAATCCTTCAACAGGATTATACCAAGCTACAATTTCAGGGTTAAGTTTGCCTGCGGGGAATCAGTACTTGTATTTGATATATGACTATAGGTTAACAAGTTGTCAGGAGTTCTGTTATGATGCGTCTTCAGCTGCTTCGGCTTGCTGTGATTGTTCAGTAACATATACATCTTATACTAGTAGTACAATACAGCAAAATGCAACTGTTGTCTGCGGACAATCATTAACTACGAATTATTATCATACAGGTAGTAATGCGTTGCCAGTGTATGGAGATTTTGTATATTCCTCTTCAAATGGAACAGTAGGAACAACCTTAGCACAAGGACTTTATAAAATAAGTGCAACAGATTATATAACAGTAAATCAATTCGGGTTAGTTACAGTAGTAACTACTTGTTAATAAATTAATTATAAATGGGAGCATTAGGAACATATTGTTTTGATGGATTAAATTTTGCACAAGCAACAACTTTATACACGAATAGTACCCTATCTGCATTAGCTGCGGATGGGTATTACTCTCAAGGAGGTATTGTTAGACAACAGTTATCAGGAGTGTTATTAAATTCACAATCCTGTGGAACGTGTGAGGTTGCCTGTGGAAGTGGGATAAGTGTATCAATTAGTGCTAATGGGTTTTTTGATGTTAATTTTGATGTAGCTAGCACAACTGGTGCTATTGTATTATATTTCTATATGGGAAGTAGTATTGCAGATGGTGTTCTTGCTAATTACAATTCTGTAAACCATAATCGTTTAACAGCGAAAGGGAATGATGGAACTATATTAGTAGATGGAAGTGGAACTGCTGTTGATTACTCAGGAATAGGTAACCAAGGAACAGGCGATCCAACATATGTAGGTAGCGATTCAGCTAATATTATAATACCATATACAAATACAAGTGTGACTCCTGGGGTTTGTGCTGTTGGAGACGCTCCAGAGAACTATACCTATACAGGTGGATCTTATGTAGCACAAGGAACATTACATCCTTTAACAGTAACAAACGCTATGTGTGGAAGAGCGTTAACTGGAAGTCCTGTTTTTACAATGGTAGTTCCTAAGTCAACAGCAAGTCCAACAACAATGAATCTAAAGGTATCAGCTCCTTATTGTGGAACATTTTTCGCATATGAGATAGACTGTCCAGTAGATTTACCTAGTTTTGTTTCATCAACTTTACAGTTAGATACATCTTGTAATTCTACTCAAAATGAAACATATTATTTTGTAAGAAATGCAACAGGAACATCTACTCCTTTTACATTAGATGTAAACACTCTTCCTGAAGTAGGGAACTTTGTATTCACAGATGTAAATGGATCTACATATTTAAATGATACAGGAGTGTTGAAATATTATATAATAGGAACAACAGCTTTTGGAGTTAGAAATGGGGTAGTTATTTCATCAACAGCATGTGTATCATCAACTTACAACTCTTTTTATTCGACATCATTAACGTATGCTTCGTCTGGATTAGCTTGCGCAATTTCATCAACTGTTCAGCTTTGGCATAATGGATCAGGTCTTTTACCTGTAGCTCTTGATACTATCTACCAAGATAGTGCTGGTGCAGCAGTAGCCTCATGGTCTAATTATAAAGGTATTACAAAACCTTTAAATGGGTCGTCTATAAAATCAATGACAGTAAATGGATCAGGTATTGTTCAAGTAGTTACAGATTGTACATCATCAAGCACAACATATATACTTGAAGATTGTACATCATCAACACCATACACAGTAAATAATGATTATATTTTCGGATTAAATGATGTTGTTCAATATCAGATTGGAACACCAGGAACTGGAGCTGTTTATTGCGGTACAATAATCAATGTAAATTCATCAGGAACGGCAGATGCTACATTAGCTAGCTCTCAATCATATGGCTGTGGAGATTCAGTACATTGTGCAACATAACAAATAAATAAATAAAACAATGGCTTTAAATTGTGTAAATAGTACAGTATCATATAGCGATGCAGCGAAGGGCTTTCCTTCGTTCTATAGCTATCATCCAGAGTATATGATAGGAATGAATAGTTTCTTTTATAGCTTTAAGGGGGGTAATTTATGGAGACATAATACAAATGAAACACGTAATAGTTTTTATGATTCTAAATATGAAACCACTATAACAAGTGTATTTAATGCAGAGCCTACGCTAAGTATAAAACTATTTAAGACTTTATCTTATGAGTCTACAACAACATCAGTAGATACAACTCAAGCAGCATGGGAGTGTGTGTCTTTAAATACTGATTTAACAGATGGGAGTCCAGGCGGAATGCTAGAAACTTATTTCGTTCAAAAAGAAGGAGAGTGGTTTAGTTACCTTAGAACAAATGAGGGTAACCTGAACTGGAAAGAAAGATCAGCAAATGGTATTGGTACTTGTATTGGTATTACTGGGAGTGGAGCTACTGTTCTTTTAGAGTTCTCTATTTCTCCTGGAACTATTATTAGTGTTGGAGATGCTGTTTACGGTGTTACCTTAAGCTCAGGAGTTGCAACAACAACTCCAATATTAAATGGGACTGTTGTGGCAGTAAAACAGTCAACAACAGGAGGAAATTTAAATACCATAACAATAAATACAACGATTACAGGAGCATCAGTTCCTACGGTTGGACAGTACATTATGTTTATAAAGAACTCAGTTGCTGAGTCTCATGGAGCAAGAGGATACTACTTAGAATTTAAATTAAGTAATAATTCTGAAGTAGCTGTAGAGTTATTTTCTGTCGGGAGTAGTGTGATGAAAAGTAATCCATAGTTTTTTATTATCTTTGTAATATGGATTTGAAGATAAGAGCTTTAAAAGAAAGTGACTATGAGGATATTTTATGTAAATGGTGGGAAGAGTGGAGCTGGAAAAATCCTCCATCTAAAGCCTTTTTACCTGAAAATGGAGCAGGTGGGTATATTGTTTTCGATGGTGATACTCCAATTGTAGCGGGGTTTTTATATGATACCAACTCAAGTGTAGCTTGGTGTGATTGGATTATTTCTAATATAAATTACAAAGATAGAGGCAATAGGCAAATAGCTTTAGAGCTTTTAATAAATACTATTACAGAACACGCAAGAGCATTAAATAAACAATTTATGTACGCAAATAATACAAGCCATCATTTGATAAAAACTTATGTGAAATTGGGTTATAAAAAAGGAAGTACGTCAACCGAATTAATTAAAAAAATATAAGCATGGGAATAGAAACAGGATTATTAATAGCTTCAGGAATAGGTGCAGCAACAGGTCTAGCATCAATGGGGATGGGTTTTAGTCAAGCAGCAGCAGCAGCTGATGCTGAGGCGAAAGCATTGGCAGCTTCTGAAAAGTTAATGGAGGAAGCAAAGAAACAAGCAGAAATTGAATACTTACAAAAATTAAATATTCCCTTAGATGGTTATGATGGAGAGACTCGTGCAAACTTACAGGTAGAACAGCAAAATATTTTAGCTTTACAAGAAGGTGATTCTCGTAATTTAGCTGCTGGTGTTGGAAGAGTTGGAGCAGGAGCTACTGATGTAAATGAAGATATCCGTATTGCTAAAGGTAAAGACTTATTTGACTTATCTAAAATTCAAGCTGAAGAAAGGCAAGATATTGGGTCAGATTTAAAAGATATGGCTGTAGGTGCAGCAGCGGATCAACAGCAAATTTCTCGTGATGCGGCTGAAGAAAAAGCAGCAGCTCAACAAAATGCTATGGCTGGTCTTGGTCAAGTAGCATCCTCAGCAGCAGGATTTTTCCCTTTATATGCAAAGTCAAAAGAAGACAAGGATATAGGAAAAGCTTTAGAGATGACAAAAACCAATTCATCTGATGATTACAGCGCGATGAGAACATTAACTAA